TTTATTCTGTGAAACTTACGTAAATGGTTCTGTTATTTCCGCTATAATCACTAGTATTGAAGCTCTGTGTGAGGTCAATTGTGGTTACACTACCACTATTCAATGGTTGATTGTTGATAAGTGTGATTCCTGCATGACCATGTACAGTTACTGCTGATAAGTAGCTTCCATTTTCAGCAAATGTCATCTTAGTTATCGTTCCACTGCCTTGCCATGTTAATTCAACTTCAGAATCTGTACTTACCCTACCATATCCACCCATATAAGTACCATCGGCAGTGTAGAACTGTATAACTGGTGATGTCTTTCCTTGTGGAACATCAATTGCAAGCTTGAAATCATAAGAAGGTGTTGAACCAGTGCCAGCTGCTTGAACAAGATGGGTTCTCTTCTCGCAAGACACACCATTGACTTTATAAGTAATCGTCATATAACCCTCTCTAACACTATTTGTTGTGTTTGTGGAAGCTGTGAACCTTATGATATTATTATCGAATGCCCAATGTCCATCTGTAACAATCTCTTTGAATCCACTGTCATCTGTATGTGTGAAATCTTGTGGTACTGGAGAACAACTCGTATCCCATGTTGCAGCAGTAACAGCAGTCTCTCCACTTGGTATTTCTATTCTATATGTTTTCATAAACGTCTATTTTGATAAATTATGAACATGATGTAGCACTTGCCACTTCAACTGTTAGTGTGTCTCCATCGATAAGGTCACAGTATTGATTTGGACATGTAAATGTGAAACAGTAAGATGTGTTGCTGATTGTTCCTTCAACTCTAACCACTGTATTACCTTCATTACCACCATAATCAGCAACAAGAACATCCTTGGTCTCACCAGCAGCTATTTGATAATTTACAGGAACTTGCACACTACTTTCTGTTGTGAATATTTCAAATACACCCAAGTTTAATGATGTTGAACCACCATTATGCAATGATAATGTGATTGATGCTGTGGAACCAGTTTCCTCAACACCCTCGAATACAAATGAATCACAGTCACAAGTTGGCTGTGGCTCTTCACCACTTTCCTGGGATATGGTCAAGCTCTGACACGTTGTACCACTCAGTGATAAGTTCAATGTTGCAGTTCTGCTTGAGCTAGTATTTGCCGATACATTCGCAATAACTGAACCTGTTGTTGACCATGTATCATAGGTATGATTTCCAATTGCAATCCAGTTATAGGTTGCAGCAGATGTTAGGTCTGGCTTTGTGCAACCTGTATATGAGAATGTAACTGATGTTGCAGCACTGGAAACTGTGAACGCTGTTGGTGAATAGGTAAAGTCAGCACATGTGCATGAGGTAATACCTTCACACTCCTCAAGCGTTGAATATGATGCTATTGGGTCACCAGATGGAGCTGTGACAGCTGGGGTAACATCTTCCCATGTCACCCCGTTGTCCAGGCTCACTTGCTCTTTGTAAAGATAATATTTCTTGTATATCATAATTCTGTGTTTTATGTGTTAAGGTATCGCTTGGATTCGTGAAGCATAATTAGACCAGCCACTCGCAGATTTGTAAGCGTTAACACTTCCGCTTGGGACATATATTGGACAATTGTTAGTATCAACAAACACATTTGTATTAGTTAATGTTGGCGGTGTTGTAGCGCCAATAATTACACTTGTAAGACCAGTACAATATGTGAAAGCAAAACTTTGAATTTCTGTAACCCCGCTACCAATAGTTACACTTGTAAGGCTATAACAACGTTCAAAAGAATAAGAACCAATCAGTGTCACACTATCTGGAATTATAACTGATGTAAGACCACTACAATTTTCAAAAACACTTGTACCAATGGTTGTAACCCCACTTCCTATAGTTACACTTGTAAGACTAATACAATTTTTAAAGGCAGTTAAATCGACTGTTCTTACACTATCTGGGATAATCACACTTGTAAGACTAGCGCAATTATTAAAAGTTTTATAGCCAATTCTTCCTACACCACTAGGAATATTTACAGATGTAAGTCCGCTACAATTATAGAAGGCACTACCACCAATGCTTGTAATACTATTAGGTATAGTTACGCTTGTAAGGCCAGTACTCCCCATGAAAGTGTCATATCCTATAGTTTTTACACAATCACCAATCACCACACTTTCAACTGAACTTGTATATGCAGAAACCTCTCCACTTGTTATTGCACTTGAAGCATCACATTCAGCAGTAACTATGCTTGAATCACTTAATGTTAGCTTAAACTTTCCGTCTATTGGTGTTGGAGGTACATATCCACAGTCTGTTGATTGAGATTCAATGAGTGTGCTTGCACTATATTCTTCTGGTATTACCACCGTCCAAGTCTCTCCGCCATCTGTTGACTGTTCTTTGATATTGTTCTGGTATTTATCATATCCAACACAAGTCCATCCGCTTGGTGTCCATCTGTACTGAACTGCTGGCTCTTCTCCCACACATACGGTATCCTCTGTCTGAACCCAACGATAGATTGGTTCTATTGGGCATCCACAGGCTGGGTCACACTCCTCCTTCATGACAGGTTCTTGTGTGCCGTCAGCATCGATTGATGTTATCCCCAGGTCAATGAGTTCATCACCGATTATCTCGTATTTTCGATATAAGTAAAAGCTTGAATATTCGTTATCCATATTTTGTTTTTGCTTTATATAAAACATGAAATCACCAGCTTCGTGTTTAATGAAATGTTTAGCACAATGGGAAATATAATCAAGAAAGACGGAAAGATATGGCTGGAGGAAATCCAGACATCAGATGGTAGACACAGGAGGCTCATATACCTGGGAGAGGATACACCTCCAGAGACTCCAAAGAAAAAGAAAACAAAAAAAGAGAGTAGCAAATAAAACTACTCTCTTATTTTTTTGTTATTGGAAACCAATTAACCAGTTACAACTGTGATAGCTGTGCTAGAAAGTGGCATTACACTCTCAGCAACATTTGCAGAAAGGGTAATCTCCAATCCGTTGTTATCAGCTGAACCAGTCAATGTTGCAGCAGAAGCCTCAAGACCAGCTGTTCTACCAAGCATCAAGTATCCACCGTCTGCTGTCTTAACAACAACTGCGAAACGACCAAGTGAGAGGTCATCGAAGTCGATGTGCAAGCAAGCGTCATACTTATTTGCGATGCTGAAGGTAAGTGTGTGAGTTCTGTACTTTGCGCCCTGGTCAGTTACAACCAACTCGTCAGTAAAGGTTACTGAATTCTTTGCAGGCTCAATGTGATAGAACTTTGTTGCAGCAGAAGTCTCTGGGTCTGTTGCCATAGTAATTGAACCAACTTCCTCGCAGCTTCCAGTAGTTGAAACGGTAGTAGAAACATCAGCATAGTTTGCAATGTAGATGTCCTTTACCTCAGCGAGCTGGTATCCGCAAGAAGAAGTCTTCAAAATATCTCTAGTAAGTTTACAATTTGCCATAATATATTATGTTTGTTTTGTTAATTTATTTTTCTTTCTTAAACGGAGGGTGAGCCGTATTGCCCACACCTCCAAAAAGTACATATGTTAAGTTTAAGACAAATGAGCTTTAATTACTCTGCCAATACAAACAACTCTGGAAGGATTATTCCAACAGCGATGTTAGAGATAGCGATTACTCTGAACATGTTGTCACCTGTGGTATCACGAAGGTTAATGAGCTTGTACTCAAGATGAGAATCGAAGGTATCATAACCCAATACCAAGTTTCTTGCAGGGCCGAAAATCATCTTACCCTTAGAAATCATACTAGGAACAATCTCGAAGCCCATTACGTAGATTCTACCATTCTCACGTCCCCAGTTAGCGAATACCTGGTTAGTAGAGTTAGGGCAACATACCTTACCAAGAGCAACCTCAAGAACTCTAAGGTCATTGTGGTTCATGAACAACTTGTAACCCTCAGTGTCAACTTCAGCGTTGTTAGCAACCTCAAGACCCTTCATGATGATAGCCTCAACCTGTGCAATTGCGTTATCAACAGTGAAAGCAGAAGCAGTAACCTTAGTTACACCAGTGTTCTCGTGAAGCTGTTTCTCAACACCGTCAGCAGCCTTAAGATAAACCTTAGTTGTAGCTGTTCTAGCTGTGTCACCGCCCCAGAAGATTTCCTGGTATTCCTTTGACATCTTCTGACGAAGCTTACCGAAGTACCAGTCACCGAAAGTCTGTGGGATACCACCTCTAAGTGAAATCTCAGTCTGGTCAACAAGGAAGGTATTCCAGAAAGTGTCATAACAGTTTTCCTGATTTACCTTGATAGCTGCTGGCTCAATAAATGATTCTGCCAATGAAGCAGCACCTGCAGGGGTGAATGGACAAGTATATACCTGCCAAGCGTCACCAATCTCTCCGCTATAAAGCTTCATCTTACCCTTGACATTATCCCAGAATGAAATACCATACTGGCGAAGGTCGATGTCATAAATGTCCTTACTGAAAATCTCCTGTGCTTCTTTGCCACAGTATGTAAGTCCTGTTAAATCTATAAAATTACTCATATGTGTAATTAGTTTTTGTGTTAATTATTTTCTTGTTTGATATAAACATACTATATAAAAAAGTAGGTTTAGATATACTTTGCCATTTGCTCTCTCCAAGCTTGATAACTTGAACTTCCAACACCTACGTTAGCACCAGTTGGTTTTGCATTCACATTAACTGGATTTGCTGAAGGCTGACTTCCCAAGTCCTTAATCTTCTCTTGAAGACCAGTGTTCATTTCCTTCAATGCGGCAATCTCTTCCTTCAAGTTATTGATAAGTTCCTCAAGGTGATTATCCTTTGG